TATGGTTGGGTTACTTCTTCTATGGGAGAACAATATAATATCATAACAGCAAGTTTAATCCAAAATATAGAAAGTCAAATTAACCCACCAGTATTAGTTCAACAATCACCTTGGCTATAAAATTAAGTTATCATGTATGTAGTTTTAAAACAATTTATTCCTGGAAATGATCAAATTTGGGTTGCAAAACTAGATCCTAACGATCCTGAATACATTTACCCAACAGAAGATGAAGCAATAAATCAAGCAATTATAATGCAAAACGAAGATACTTCTGGAAGGCAATATAAAGTAGCACTTTATAATCAACAATAGTTACAATGAAAATATTTATTCCTTTAATTTGTTACAACCATACCTGCTATGCTGAATATATGGTATCAATGATAAAATTAATAAGTGTTGCAAAAGATAATAATCTAGACTTATCATTTTACCCTATATTCTTTGATCCATCAGTAGGCAGAGCTAGAAATTCAGCTGTGTCTTTTTTTATGCAAGACTCAGATAATACTCATCTTTTATTTTTAGATGCTGATTTATCTTTTGAACCAATAGATATATTTAAATTAATAGAAGCAGATAAAGATGTAGTAGGTGGAGCATATCCTAAAAAATACATTTGTTGGGATAGAATAAAAGAAAATCCTGAAAATGAATATGTTGATTTTACAGCAGGTGGGGGGATTAAAACTACAGAAGATGGCTTTTTAGAAGTAGGATATATTCCTCCTGGATTTTTACTTATTAAAAGAGAAGTTATACAAAAAATAATAGATAACAATCCACATTTAAAATATCAAAATTATGTTGATGGATACGGTGATGGAGATTTTTATGATTTATTTAGAGTAGGAGTAAATGATGAAGGATTTTACGAAAGTGGTAGTTGGCAATTCTGCTCCCTATGGAAAAAACTAGGAGGCCAACTCCTAATCCACCCAAATGTTAATGGTAAACATTTAGGATGGCATGAATATTCTGGAAATTTTATGAAACATCTTATAAATATAAAATAATAAATGGCTTTACCTGCAAGTGGACCTTTATCAATGAGTATGGTTAGAACTGAGACTTCTCAAAGTTCTATGATTAATTATGCAATGGGGGGTTGGACTTGGGGTGAGGCTACTATTTTTTCTTGCGCTGGATTAACATATACAGGATACGCTCCTATAAATGTTTTATCATCAGGTAGTATATTTACAGAATCATCTCCTCTTAATTTAGCTAATCTGTCAATGTCTGCTTGGTATAATTATGATCATACTAAAAATACATCCACTGGTGTAACTGGTAATCTATATCAACACGCCGATGTAAATGATAAAGCCGATCCTGCTAGTATGCTAATAGTAGAACTAGGAACTACAAACACTACATATTCTATTAATATATCTGGCAGTTCTGTGGGGTCAGAAGGAGTTTATATTTTTTATAATAAACCTTGGAATGCAGACGGCTCATCAAGAAATATACCCCCCAGTGAAATTATATATGGTGCTGCTGGTGCTATCAATACTTCATTTGATTATAATTATACTTACAATGCAACTAGTGGAAGTAAATTATATTGTGTATTAATAACCGGATATTTTGTTCCTCCTTCCGCCTAATAATAATTTTTAAACTAAAATAAAACTACTATGCCATATAAAATTTGGGTAGCATTAGCTCCCATTACTATAAAAGGTACTTACACTAAAACTGGAACTATACCTCCAGTAGTAGTTTATAATTTAAAATCAGGTTCTACAAATTTAACCAATATAAGTAATACAGGAACTGATACAGATAAAGTTCCTGGACCTTGTCCTCTAACAGCAAGTGTATTAATAGCTGCTCAATCATCTTCAATTAAAACAGTAACTATAAATTTAATAGTTAAAAATATAACAGATAATACAACACTATACAACCCCGGTGCTACTGGATTTACTACTGTAGGAACTGGTTATACTTATCAATGGACCGGAGATGCTACTAAAATATATGAAGTAACTGCAAGTGCTTCTAATACTTAAAAACAAAAAATACAAATTTTTTGGTTGTCTCCTAAAAATACTATATATTTATATACATCAAATAAAAAATAAATTTTATGTCATTCATTAGTCTTTTAAAAAATCTATTTAGTCCTAAAACTAAAGAAAAAGTAGAAAACGTAGCCGAAGTAGTAATTCCTGTAGCAAAGGAAGTACATGAAGCTATTAATGAAATTAAACAAGCAACTACAAAAGAAGAAAAAGTAGCTGAAATTGTAGAAGCCATTCAAGAAATTACTGAAGAAGTAAAAAAAGTAAAGAAAGTAACTAAAAAAGCAAAATAATGAGTGAATCAAAATTCATCACTGAAGAAGAATTGAATCAACTCAAAGGTTTTAAAGCACAACAGAATCAAATTGCCTTTGCGTTAGGTGAAGTTAATATTAGGAAAGAAAACTTACTTGCCTCTTACCGCGCTGTAGCTACTCAAGAGCAAGAATTTTATAGTAAGCTCTCCATTAAATATGGAGATGGTAGTCTCGACCTAAATACTGGAGAAATTAAGTCATTAGAATCACAACCTGATGAACAAAATCTCTGAGATATTTAAAGCGTGGGTAACCGCTGCTAATCCAACATCTGAAGAGCAAGCAGTAGCCGAATATCGTGCTGCTGTTTGTGATTCATGTTTTAAAAAAGAATATGTTAGGGCTATTAATACATTTATTTGTAGTGAATGTGGGTGTCCTTTAAATAAAAAAATATTTAGCCCAAAACCGGGCCTTAAAGCTTGCCCATTAGCTAAATGGGAAAAATAAAACGTTATGGCACAATTAACACAAGAAGAATTACAACAAGTTAGAGATTTACAATCTAAATACAACCAAACATTGTTTGAAATTGGTTTAGCTGAGGCTCAACGTCTTGCTCTATTAAATCAAATTGAAAATCTTGAAAGCAGCAAAAAGGAACTACTTAAAGATCTTGAATCAATTGAACAAAAAGAAAACGAGCTAGTCAAATCCCTCCAAGACAAATACGGAACTGGTTCTATCAACCCAGAAACTGGAGAAATTATATCTGTTCAATAATAACCCCTGCGTTTTGTAACGGTTTTTGGATATTTATTGCTAGGTTAATCCTAATTAAATTTCAAAAACAATTATAAAAATGGGCGAAAAAATTTTATCTCCTGGTGTATTCCAAAATGAATCTGACCAATCATTGGTTCAGGGGGGTATACAAGGTACTGCAACAGCTATTGTTGGTCCTACTGTGTTAGGTCAACCCTATGTTCCTACCTATGTTACTTCATATAGTGAATATGTCTCAAAATTCGGAGAAACATTCAAAAGTGGTAGTTATTACTACGAATATCTTACATCTCTAGCAGCTAAAGATTTCTTCCAAAACGGAGGCCAAACATTATTAGTAACTCGTATTATTAGTGGCTCAGCTAACTTTAGTACTTATGCTACTTCTAGTATAGCTGCTTCTTCAGGGGCATCATTTACACTCGAAACTATAGCTTGGGGTGATCAAATGAATAGTACAAGTCCTGAAGTTAGTGGTGCCTTATCAAGTGGTAGCGCAACTAATGTTCGTTGGGAAATTACTAATGTAAATACAGGTAGTGGTATATTTAGTTTAGCTGTTCGTGCCGGTAACGATAACAATGCACAAAAGAATTATTTAGAAACTTGGACTAATTTATCATTAGACCCAATGTTGCCTAACTTTATTTCACGTGTGATTGGCGATCTTAAACCAGTATATGATGCTACAAATAATATTATAACTTATACTGGATCTTATTCAAATGTTTCACAATATATACGTGTTAGATCTATAACCACACCACACGTGGATTCTATTGATAATAATGGATTATTTAAATCTTCATCATTTGCTGCTTCTTTACCTATTTTAGGAAGTGGTTCATTTAATGGTGGTGTTGCCGCAACAGCTGCTGCTCAATTAATGAATGAAGCTATTACTGCAACTAATATTCAAGGATTTGCACCTGCTGATTATACTACAGCGCTTAACATATTATCAAATTCTGATGATTATAAATTTAATGTATTAATTGCTCCGGGTGTTGGTTTAGATTGTAGCGCTGCTTCAACAATGATTTCAACAGTTGAAAATCGTGGAGATGCAATTGCTATTGTGGGAGCTGGAGTTTATGGTACTTCAGTAGCAACTGCTGCTAATGTTGCTGCTGGTCAGTCTAGTAACTATGCAGCCTGCTATTATCCTTGGGTTCAGTTATATTCAACTAATCTAGGTAAAGCAGTATGGTGTCCTCCAACAACAGCAATGGCTGGTGTATTTGCATTCAATGACCAAGTAGGTGCTGAATGGTTTGCTCCTGCAGGTTTAAATCGCGGCGGTGTTCCTTCAGTACTACGTGCAGAACGTAAATTATCTCAATCCGATCGTGATACATTGTATATTGCTAATGTTAATCCATTAGCTACATTCCCTGGTGAAGGTGTTGTAGTATTTGGTCAGAAAACATTGCAGAAAAAAGCAACTGCTCTTGATCGTGTAAATGTTCGTCGTTTGTTGATTGCATTAAAAGATTACATTGGTCAAGTTGCAAATAACTTAGTATTTGAACAAAATACAAATGTAACTCGTAATAGATTCTTATCTCAAGTTAATCCATATCTTGAATCAGTAGTACAACGTCAAGGCTTATATGCTTATAAAGTTGTAATGGATGATACTAACAATACTCCTGATGTAATCGATCGTAACCAATTGGTAGGTCAGATTTATATTCAACCAACTAAGACTGCTGAATTTATCATATTGAACTTTAATCTTCAACCAACTGGCGCTACATTCCCTGCATAGGGGAATGTAGTTGCTAATATTTATTAATAGCAATATAAAATTAAAATAAAATGGCAGTATTAGACGCAAATGAAATAATGTTTACAGCCTTTGAACCTAAAGTGCAGAATCGCTTTATCATGTATATTGATGGTATTCCATCATATTTGATTAAAAAAACAGCTGCCCCTGGATTTGAAGCTAATGAAATTATATTAGATCACATCAACGTTTACCGTAAAATAAAAGGTAAAGTACGTTGGAATGATATGGCTTTAGAATTATATGATCCTATTACCCCTTCTGGAGCACAAGCCGTAATGGAATGGGCTCGTTTAGCACACGAATCAGTAACAGGTCGTGATGGTTATTCTGACTTTTATAAGAAAGATTTAACATTGAATATCTTAGGTCCTGTAGGTGATATCGTAGGTGAGTGGATTATCAAAGGTGCTTATTGTAAAACAGCTACTTTTGGTGAATTTGATTGGTCACAAGGTGAAGCAGCAGTTAACTTAGCAGTAACTATTGCTATGGATTATTGTGTATTGAACTTCTAACCGTTCCTTTATATCTCTCTCAAGAAAGGCGTTTGCTCTTGCAAACGTCTTCTTTTTTTGTATATTTATATATATCAAATAATAAAATAGTTTATGGCTGAATTAAAAATTCCAACAGAAGTAGTTTCGCTTCCATCAAAAGGTTTATTGTATTCCGAAACATCACCACTAGCTAAAGGTGAAATTGAAATGAAATATATGACAGCAAAAGAAGAAGACATTCTTTCCAATGCCAACTATATCCGCCAGGGTACTGTAATTGATAAGTTACTTCAAGCATTAATTGTAACACCAATTGATTATAATGAGTTACTTGTAGGTGATAAAAATGCAATTTTAATTGCTGCTCGTGTTTTAGGTTATGGCAAAGAATACCCTGTTAATTTTAATGGTACTCAATATAATGTTGATTTATCTAAGCTAGAAGATAAACAAGTTGATTTTTCCCTATTTAAAAGAGGGGTAAATGAATTTTCCTTTACTCTGCCACACTCAGGAAATAATATTACGTTCAAACTATTAACTCATGGTGATGAACAAAAAATTGAAGCTGAAATTGCCGGATTGAAAAAAATCAATCCAAATACAGCAGCAGATGTTACAACTCGTTTAAAATACACCATTACTTCAGTTGAGGGAAAACGTGAACAAAAAGATATTCGTGATTTTATAGATAATTATCTTATAGCTAGAGATGCAAGAGCACTACGTCAACACTATATTCAAATATCTCCTGATATTAATATGAAATACCAACCAGAAGATGAAAATTATACAGGGGAGGGTATAGAAATTTCTATCGGTATTAACTTTTTTTGGCCTGACGCCGGAGTATAGATTATATCTATTTAAACAAATCCATGAAATAGTATTCCATGGAAATGGTGGGTATGATTGGGATACTGTTTACAACATGCCTATATGGCTTCGTAAATTTACATTTGAAACATTAAGGGAATATTACGAAAAACAAAAAGAAGAAGCAGAAAAACAACAAAATACCCTAACAAATAAATCAGGAAATGATATATCTCGTCCTAATATAGCTCCCAAACAACCTACATACGTAGCAAAGGCGCCTAAAAAATAGGCGCCTTCTATATTTATACTATATAGATATCATAATATGGCTAATACTACAGATCCAACAGATCAACAAGAACTAAATAAACTATATAAAGAATATATTGAGCTATTAAAAATAGGTGGTGGGTTATCAGCATCTCAACTAAAGCTAAAGGCAGATACTGCTAAAGCAACAGGAACTTTAACAGCTGAGATTAATAGATTAAATAAATCTTTAAATGATACTATAATCAAATCTGATTATTTATTTGATTCTTTTAGAGAAACTACAGCAGAATTAAAAAATCAGAACATTGCTTTAGCTATAGGCAAATCAACATTTAAAGGCCTTGCAGATATTGCTTCTACTCTTTCCTATTATCAACAAGGTCTTACAGATCTAGAAGAAAAGCAATTTAAAAAACAGCGTGAAAGATTAGACATTAGTAAGGCAGAATTAGAAAATATTGAAAGAAGATTATCTAATTCAAATGGAGAATATAATAGACAAAATTTATTAAATAGATTACTTGGAGTTCAAAGAAATAGTGCTAATGGTTTAACCAAAGAACAAGAAAAATTACTAAACCAATTAATAAAAGAAAAATCATTATTAGAAGCTTCTAAAAATGCTTTGGAAGAAGGGATACCCATTTTAAATGATGAGCTAAAAATTGCCAAACAAATATACGATGTCCGAAAAGACATGGGAGGGCTAGCAACAGCTGCTGCTGGAGTAATTTCTCAATTTGGTGGATCTTTAGCTCAGTTTTTAAGAATAGATGATGCTGTTGAAACTGTTAAAGAATATAACAAAAAAGTAGTAGATGGTGCTTTAAAAAGTAAAGAAGTAATTAATCAACTTAATGACATTGAAGATAAAAGAATAAAAATACAAGAAAAATCTCTTGATTTACAAGATAAAATTAGAGAAAAAGCCCAAAAAATTCGAGATGCTGAAGAAGCTACTACTAAAATAGCAAATAATAACGCCAAAATATTAGCCCTTGAACAAAAACTCAGGTCTACCTCAGATATAGGTAAAGCTAATCAGTTACTTAGTAAAAAAAATGCACTTGAAAGTGAAAATGTAAATCTTCAAACTTTAGCTAGTAGTAAAGCAAATATCCAAACTAGCTTAAGTAGGTTACAAAGTAAACAAAAACAACATGAAATTAATGCTACAAAAGAATTAGCTCAATTAGATCGAGATGAATTAGAAGTAAAACAAAAAGCAATTGAATCTACTAATACTATTTATAATAAATTTAAATCTTTAAGTTTATTAATTAAAGAATTAGCAACTAGTGGACTTAAAAAAGCTTTAACTGATCCCTTAACTGTAATTACTTTTTTCTTAAATAAGGCTTTAGAAGCAAATAGACAAACAGTAGAATTAGGAAAATCATTAGGATATGGAAATGAAAAGGCATATCAATTTAGAGAAAACATAGCAGCAATTGCTCGTAATTCTACTAATATAAATGTTACTGCTGCTTCTTTAACTGAAGCTTTTAATGAACTATCTCAAATAACTGGATTTGCATATGAGTTTACAGCAGATCAACTTGAAACCCAAGTAAAATTAACTAAACAAGTTGGATTAACAGCAGAACAATCTGCTCAAGTACAAAGAATTTCTGTATTAAGTGGAAAAACATCTGAAGAAACATATAAGTCATTTGTTAAAGGATTAACAGCAGCTAGAAATCAATATAAAGTCGGTATTAATTTTAAAGCAATATTAGCTGAAGCCCTCCAAGTATCAGGGCAATTAGCAGCCAATTTAGGATACAACCCAGAACGTATTACTAAAGCAATAGTTGCTGCTAAAGCATTTGGAATGACTTTAGATCAAGTTGCTAAAAGTGGTGAATCTCTTCTTAATTTTGAATCATCAATTGAAAATGAATTAAAAGCTGAATTATTAACTGGTAAGCAACTTAATTTAGAAAGAGCTAGGGCTGCTGCTTTAGCAGGTGATCAAGTTACTTTAGCTGAGGAATTAGCTAAAAATGTAGGGTCATCAGCTGAATTTACTAAAATGAATGTATTGCAACAGAAAGCATTAGCTGAATCTGTTGGAATGACCGCTGATGAACTTGCTAATACATTAAGAAAAAGAGAAGAAGCAATTAAAAGTGGTAAATCATTAGCTCAAATAACTGAAGAAGAAGCACAACAAGCACTTGAAAGACAAACTATACAAGATAAATTCAATCAGGCTATTTTAAAACTACAAGACTTTTTTGGTAATTTATTAGCAGGTCCTTTAGGACAAGTATTGGATGTTATAACCCAAGTAGTAGGAGTTATTACTGATGTATTACAACCTGTTCTTAGTACTGTTTTTGCTCCTCTTACTTGGGCTGCTAAAACATTAGGTGGTATGTCTGATGTTTTAAAAACAATGTTGTATACTTTTATAGCAATAAGGGGCGTTCAGTTAGGTATAAATGTAATGAAGAAAATTGGTTTGGGTTATGATATTGCTATGAAAGCAAATAAACAAATAGAAGCTAATTTAGGATTTGCCCAAATAGGTACTAATAGAGTTAAATTACTTTTAGAAAAAGAATCATTACTTACTCGTATAGCGGGAAATATTCAACTATTTAATCAGTTAGTTGCAGAACATGGAATAGGAAAAGCCTTAAAAATTCAATTGGGAATACAAGAAGCAACTAAAAAAACAAAACAGGGTAGTTTATTAATAACTGCAAGGGATTGGTTATTAGAAAAAGGTAAAGTATTATGGCAAAATTTACAAAAAGCAGGTTTAATAGTCTTAAATAGTTTAAAAACTATAGGATCTGCTATAACTAAAAGAGAAGCTATTATGTCTATAGCTAATGCTGCTATGGACGCAATGTCTGCAGCTGTATCTGGAGTGGGGGCATTTTTAGGTCCTCTTGCAATACCTATAGGATTAACAGCAGCCGCGGGAGTTGCAGCTTTAGGTTATAATCTGTTAAAAGGAGATGATGTACTATCTGAGGGAGGATATGGTAATCGTACCTTACTTTTAGGCAAAGATGCTATTCAATTAAATAATAATGATACTGTACTTGCTGGTACTGATGATTCTATAGCAAAAGCAGCAGAAGGAACATCAATTAATCCTCAAATAAAACCTCCATCTAGTAAAAGCGAAAATACACCAATGCCTCAAATAGATCTTACCCCACTCACAATAGGTCTTAATAAAGTAGTAGCCGCTGTTGATAAATTATATAGTAAAGATACAACTATTAGTATGGATAGTAAAAAAGTAGGCACAACATTAACACAAGGGAGCTATAAATCAGTATAATTTTAAATATTTATACGTATAAAACAATAAAACCATGTCATTATTAGAAAAATTACCAAATAGCCCACTAGGATTAAAAGGTATCAAACCAGCAACATTTGATGTTGACCCAGCAACTGCTCTCCACAATGTATATTCAGTTGATGGTACACCAAATGTAAGATGGATATCAAGCAACGGAAATGCAGGAATTATCCCTAAACCATCCAAACTAGATGAACTTGATCCAAATGCGCCAAAACTAAAACCAGTTGGTGTTGTATCACAAGTATACAAATCTAAAACAGGACGTAGATACAAAGACTTAGGCCCAACAGAAGGACGCTATTAATATAATATAAATGGCCCTACTTGATTTAAAAACAAACTTAAAATCACTTAAGTACGGAAATGATACACCAGGTGGTGGCAGTAGCGGACAACCATATCAACAAGTAGATATAAATAAAGTTGATAGTGGTTTCAACAAATTTAGACTAACCAAATTTGATGATGGGTTAGTTAGAGGAGGAGTTGTAGGTGCTGCTAATGCTTCAATTGTTGATACATTTCGTATAGGAAAATTTCTTAAGGACTTTCCAAAAGGTCCTTTATTTATAGTTAAACAAGTAGGTTTACAATTATCTAATCCCCAATTAGAACATAAAACAGATTTTCCTACTAATAGACCAACTAGAGAACAAGGTTTACTTAAAAATGTAGGTAATTTTATTTCCAATACTGCTAATAAAATACTAAATACTGTTGGTCCTACTCGCATCTATAATTTAGGTATTAATACATTAGCCCAAGTACCTATAAATGCATTTGGTCAACATATTGTAAGACATGGTTTTATTCCTAAACGTGATAATGATAACTTATATTTTAAAGTTGCCCAATATAACAATAACGAAGCTAACAATAAGCTAACTCAGCTAAGATCTATTTTAGGAAATACAAAGGATATTGCTAACTATATAGGCGGCCCTTCTTCTGTATATGGTATTGGTAATACATTAATTAGAAGAAGAGGTGATTTTATTATCGTAGATCAAGATATAACTGCAAACGGGTTTGCTTTAACTGGATCATTAGAAAAGAGTAAAAGTAAACAACTTGTTAGTTTCAATGCTGCTAGTAATAAATTAAGAAATCGTGCCTTTTTAGGAGTTTCTACTAATTTTATGTCTGCATTAGCAGAAAATAAATTTGAAGAGGATGGTGAAGCTATTTTACGTAAAGATGAAAACCAACCAAAGTCTCTAAATGATCAAAATTGGTCCAACTATTCTCCTAGTATTAAATCTTTCCCCTCAGCTTCAAGTTCAGGTCCTGATTTAGAGTCTTTAATTAAAGAATTAGGACTTAAAGAATTTAAAATAAAATCTCCTACAATAATCTCTGAAAGACAAATATCAGGATTTGAAAATGGAGTTGGACCTGATCGCCAGCTTGAAAACGCCACAGTAAAAGGTAATGTTAAACCTCCTAAAATTAGTATAGGAAATACAATTCCTTCCTTATCTACTGCAAAAGAACCTATAAGAAGAAGTACTATAACTTCTTATAATAATAATAAAGAAGCATTTAAATTTAGATCAAAAGGAACAACTGATAATTTAACTAGATTAAATAAAGACGAAAATTTAGATAGTAAATTAATAGCTAATGCTACTCAAGTATCTAGAATAGATAGTAGGCTTCAACCCTATATAGATGATACTTCAAATATTGAAAATAGCAGTATAAGAGATAATACCGCTATTAAATACAATTCATCTATTCCTTCTCAAAGAAAGTATAGCGAATTAATTAATGCTATTAATAAAATATCTTCTGGAAAAAGCAACACATCTATATACGGACTTATTAATTCAGATAATCTTCAACAACAAAATAAAGAGAATAATTTCTTATCTAGTGATGGTATAACAACGTATCGTGATATTTCTTCAACAGGATTTAGTACAAAACCTCAAGAAGAAATTACTTATTTTAATGGTATCCAAACAAATGGCAACTATGAAAAAGTAGTAATTAAAACTAAAGGAAGCTGGAATAAGATTTCTCGTGAACAAAGAGTAGGAAGTGGAAGACAAGATCAAATCAATTTAACTCCAATATTTGAAGCAGCTACAGGAACTATAAAAGATCAAATATTCATTCCTGGAGTAGGAGAGAAAAATATAAATGATTTAGTAAAATTTAGAATACAAGCATTAAATTATAACAACCCGTCTCTAGGCAAATGGATGATATTTAGAGCCTATATCACCCAATTTTCAGACAATGTAGATGCTTCATGGAATCCAGTTAAATATGCTGGTAGAGGAGATAAATTTTACATATATGATGGATTTGAACGCAAAGTAAGTATATCTTTTAAAGTAGCAGCTTTATCAGCTGAAGAAATGAAACCAATGTATCAAAAATTAAATTATTTAATGGGTAATTTAATGGGAAGTTATGAAGATGGTTTATTACATGGTCCTATGGTAAAAATGACTATTGGTAATTGGTTTGATGGGCAAGATGCATTTATAAATTCTTTAACATATACTGTACCTTCTGACTCCCCTTGGGAAATTGCAATAAGTGATGTAAATGGAGTTGAACCTTTAATTTTACCTCATGTATTAGAAGTAAACATGACCTTTACTCCTATTGGCTCTCAAACAAAAGGAGTTAATAAATTATCTGAGAAATTTACAGAAGTATCTAATATTGCTCAAAATGTTAATGATGCTCAATATACTGTTAATCTTACAGATATCCCTAAAGTTAAATAAATATGAATCGCTACGATAATACACCTATATTAACAAAAAACTATAGACCTTACTATAAGAGTAAATTCTATCCGAATATACCTTTATCAGAAAGTGATATATATGTTATTACTACTGTAGGTGATAGATTAGATTCATTAGCATATAGTTATTATCAAGATGCTACTTTATGGTGGGTAATAGCAATGGCTAATAATAATATTACTAGAGGAGTATTATATCCTGTACCTGGTACTCAATTAAGAATACCAACCGATATAAATGCTGTTTTACAACAATTTGAACAATTTAATAAAGCTAGATAAATGTTATGTCAATATTTAAAGATACATTCAAACAAGGAGTTCAAAATCAATTAAAATCTAGACAAGAAGCTATATTTGAACGTACTCCCGATGCTATTCAATATTTTAATTCTCGTAATGCTTGGATTAGAATGACATCTGCTGTTGATGTGGGAACAGAAGGAAATACATCTGCTAAAAGACATGTATTACAAGGAGGAATAAGAAATAACACAGCTGCTAATAAGTTTGATCTTATATCTGGAATTGGATACACAGCCGCAAATGCATATTCTGTTATAACACCTGATGGACAACCCCATAGATTAGGTATTCGCCCAATGCCTGGCATAACATCACTTGAGATTAAATCAAAATCAGCATATGGTTCATTAAGAGAAGCCACAGTAAATTTTCAATGCTGGGATATTAAACAATTAGAAGAATTAGAATTATTATATATGCGTCCCGGATATTCTGCATTAATAGAATGGGGGTGGGCACCATATTTAGATAATAATAAAAAGCTAAAAAATAATGTTTCTCCATATAACAGTGTATTATATGGTGGAAAATCAAAAGAAACCATTTGGAAAGAATTATTTGAAAAAGCATCATCAGATGGAAATTATGATGCTTTATATGGTTTTATAAAAAATTATAATTGGTCAGCTCGTGTTGATGGGGGATATGATTGTACCGTTTCTATAATATCAATGGGAGAAGTGCTTGAGTCTTTAAAGATAAATTATGTTCCTCTTGATAGTAAATTATCTAGTGAAGGTGTTTTTGGAACAGCTAAAGATTTCACAGAAAAAAGTGAAAGTAATGCTTCATTTTGGTCTCACCCTATAAGTAGTTGGTGGGCTCCTGAAGGTAATGTTAAAAAATCATATTCTCAAAATATAATAGCGGGTATATGTAATGAACTTTACCTTATTTTAAAAGAAAATGAAAAAATAGAAGACACTACAGAAAAACAATGGAAAGGATGGACATTTTTTCGCTTTGATGTAGATTTATCTAATTCACCTAACACAGATAGTGATTTTGATGATGCTACTCAAATATATATATTATTAAAAGATTTTATTGATATTCTTAATAAACATGTAATATTACATGATCAAAATGGAAAACCAATACCTGAAGTATCAGTAAATGAGGGAGACCACATGACAGGTGCCGATAAACCTTTATTATGTCTTGGACACCCATTACAGTTGTCTGTAGATCCATCAATTTGCCTTATTAAAAATGATGCCTGGTTAAATCCATCTAATCTTGGATTTGAAGAAGGAACATTTGATGATTTTGATACTCTATATAATATATTAAATGGTCTTAAAACTAATTATTGGTATAATGATGATTATACTAAACAACAACTTGGTATAACTGGAAATATATATGTTAATTTAGGTTATATTTATTCATTAGTTACTAATAAAAATTTAGAAGCCCAAGATAAAAAAGAAAAAAACGACATTATTTTATTTGATTTTCTCAAAAACATGATGTCAGGTATTAATTCTTCAATTGGAAGCGTTGCAACATTTGAAATTTTTTCAGACCCTATAGATTCAGTAGCAAGAATTATAGATGTAAACTATACAGATGCTACAGATAGAAATAAAGCATATGAGGATACATTCCAATTTGAAATACAAAATACAAAATCAGTAATAAGAGATTATAAATTAGAATCACAAATATTCCCTGAGCAATCCTCTATTATAGCCATAGGGGCTCAAGCAAATGGAGGAGCATTAGGAGCTGATGTTAATACATTAATAGATTTTAATCAAAACCTAATTGACAGAATTATTCCAAGAAAGGATTCACCTTATAACATTAATAATAAAAGTGAAGAAGACAGATTAAAAGAACAAGTTAAAAATTTAAAGGAAAATATTAAAGTTATAATTGAATATATAAATGAGATTGATCCTAATTGGTATAATCTTTTTGGAAGTGGTAATTTTGATACAAATGATGCTAGTAAGTACAGTAACGCATTAAAAGATATGATAACATTTTACAAAACATTTGTTGTAAATGATATCAAAAATAGGGCTATTATACCTACTAAATTATCTTTTAAAATGGATGGTATAGGAGGGTTAGTAATAGGAAATCTATTTAGAATACCTGATGAAATATTACCTAAAGGATATAAAAGAAATCCAAACAAAACCTCAGACCCTGGTCCTTCTAAAATAGCATATATAGTAACAGGGATAGGTCATTCACTTGATGGTAATGATTGGACAACTAACATAGAGGCTCAATTTATTATTTTAGATGAACCGAAAAAAGGAATACCTTTAGCTGATTTACTTTTAATAAAAACCATTAATAGAATAGCAGCTAATGAAGAGGATGTAAATAAAGCTATAAAAAAAGTAGAAAATGCAAAATCAGGAGGAACAACAAAAGTAATAAATGGTACTATTAGACAAAACGGTAAAATAGATGATTTATTAGTTCCAATTCAACCTGCTTTATATAAAAGACATTGGAGTCCTATATGTCAAAGTGATAAAAAGCAAATCCGCCTCCAAGCAGGAGCAATGAAAAATCTAGAAGCACTCTTAACAGATGCATACAACAATAAAATATATATTAAGGTAAATTCAGCATACAGAACCAGAGAAGATCAGGAAAGAATAAAAGCAGATTCTGCTAGATCAGGAATAGCAGCTGCAACTCCTGGTACTTCAAATCATGGGTTTGGATTAGCTGTTGATTTAGCAGATGCTAACGGAGTAAGAATAAATCCAAATAAAACTCCTAAAGAATGGAAATGGATTCAAGCAAATAAAAGTAAATATGGGTTTGAAAATCTAGATAACAGTGGAGAATCTCACCATTATAATTTTATAAAATAATGAGAATACCATCAAACATAATACAAACAGGCAAATATACTATTGGTAAGGAATTTATTGATAAAAAAACACATAAATTTTATCAAGGATATTATTATGAAATAAATGGTAGATGGTTTGCGGGGAAAGAATTTAATAATAATGCTCCTGAAATAATTAAAATATCTTCTTTAGCTTCAAACTCTTTATTTAGTTTAGGATTAATGTTATTTAAAAAATTTTCTAAACTTAATATAGATCCAAATAAACCCTCTTCATTTTTTTATAATTATCAAGATAATATAAGATATTTTTTATCAAAGAATAATGTCTTCCCTATATCAATAACTGAAGTCAATGAAGAAACATTTAAAAAATTCAAAAATAATCCAATATACTCTTCAGCCATATTAACATATGATGGTGGGTTTAATAATGTTGAATTAAAAGAAGCAGAAAAAAAAATACCTGGTATAACAACTTTTGTTAGTACTTCATATTTACCTCCTCCTGTTGAAGAAGATGGTTCTATAGGCTAAATTTTTTTACTATATTTAAGGATAAAGGTTTTGAAATATGTTTTATATTATTGAACGTAAAGATCAATTAGATAAATTAGGTCCGTTTGGAGATTGCTTCATTCACCTCATTCCATGTAATAGTAATTTTCATCCTTCACTTACCCAATTAAGTTTAGTTTATGTTAGACCACTTGATGGAAGGAAGGGATACATGTTGTGTATTGATCACAATGAAGCATTTAAGTTAAATAAAATCAATGTTGTAGATTGGTTATCCAATAATGGTAAGTTATGGTTATTGGATAAGAAGTCGGCTATGCATTGGCTTTATCCAATACGACATCAATTATTTGATGCTCATTTGCTTGAATTTGTTGATTTAATTGATGCATTATCTGATTCACCTTGTCTTGATTTTTACTATACGCATCATAGGAATCTACCAAATGTAAATTGCCTAATTCCAATTAGTAAACATTTTGAGGAATGTGAAAAAATATTCACTGCTACACTACCTACAATCAAAAAATACCCCATCACTCTACAATTTGAATTCCAGAATTTCAAAACAACACACGTGTTTTATGAAATTGAGAAAAACGGCATTCAATTGGATAAAAAATGCTTTATAGAACACTATAAAGATAAGATGGACTATCCCGAATATAATATTAGTAAGGGCAGAATATATACTCAATATAATTTATACACAACCACCTCACGCCCATCTAATACATTCAATAACATTAACTTTGCAGCATTAAATAAAGATAATGGTGAACGCACCTGTTACAAACCAGAGAACGACTCATTTATAGAAATTGATTTTCAAGGTTATCATCCACGTTTGATAGGTGAATTAGTTGAATTTGGTTTTCCTAAAGATAAAAATACATATGAATATCTTGGTGAAATATTAGGTGTATCTAAACAAGAAGCCAAAGAATTAACATTCAAACAACTATATGGTGGTGTTTGGGCTGAGTATAGAGATAAACCATTCTTTAAACAAGTAAATATGTTTATAGATGATATATGGGATACCTACCAATATGGTAATTCATACTCAACTGCTAATAAAATATTTATACATAACGATGAAAATATTACTCGCAACAAACTGTTTAACTATATTATTCAAAGTTACGAAACATCAACTAACGTTGAATTACTTAAATTAGTATTAAATTATTTAGATAATAAAAAAACCAAATTAGTATTATACACATATGATGCATTTTTATTCGACTATAGTAAAGAAGACGGTAATATAATATCCGACCTAACCAAAATCCTAGAATATCCTGTAAGTATCAAACAAGGCAAATCATATCACGGCTTAGTTAACTTTTAAATATTTATTATGGAAAATATATTTTTAGACTTGAACAAATTATTCTGTACCTTTACCACACCAGACGAACTTGATGCTACAGTTAGCACAATTAACCGTCGTTATTCAATACTATATAATAAAGTATTCATTCTTGAGTCACCTCAAAGTAAGGAATTGATGTGTACATACAATATTGATACAGGTAATGTAGCTGAAAGTCCATTACCTAATACAATTCTATTACATCGTAAGAAAGAATCAAATACATTGTATACTATTAATGCACTTAATGCTTTAATTAGATCACTAAATAATGGTATGTTAGATACCAGATTTATTGTTAATTGGGCTGATTATAAAAATTGCATATTACTTAATACTGGCCCTGAATTACGTAAATTAGACACTGCTATTTATAAAATTATAGATCTTAATAAATAATGGCAACTTATACAGCAACACAGTTATATGGAACGGGTTCAGTAGGTGAAAATCTATCAGGAACCAAAACATTTGCATTTATTAACCCAAGTGACTCAGCTTACTTTACTTTAGAAACAGTAAGACAACCAAATGGATTTTATACTGGTTCTACTCCTACTAATGCTGTAGGTACATGGGTTGTATCTGCATCAATGGGTTTCGTTTCATCCTCATACATTGCCTCTGTAGTTGTCCCTCCGGGTTCATCTTCTCTTACATTCGCTCCTGCATCAGCAGTGACTGGCTCAAATTATTATTTAAGAGGAACAGGAAACTTTAGCCTTACTATTTCTTAATTTGGTCGTCCAAATAAAGATTCTTATATTTAGTTATTAAAATACAAACAGTTATGGATTTAAATCTAGTAAAGCAGAAGTTAGCCGCTGCTCAAAATAAAGGGC